CCAAAACCTTTATATAATAAATCATTTAATTTTTGAGGACTTATAACAAAACCACCACCTGCTCTAGGCTCCATCATTTCTTGCATTAAATAACGTTTTGTTACTTGTGCAACTTGGTCTTGTAATAGTGGGTCTTTTTTAACTATGTTTGTAATATAGTCTATGTCATCTAATAATATTCCAGACTGTCTTTGTGTTTTACCTGTAGCTAGAATAGATTCAACAATATTAGCTACCCTTCTATCAGCAGGACCTTTATTAGCCAATCCAACACGAGCCTCTATTTTTAATATATTTTGTTCTAAATTTTTTAACGGCTCTATAACTGCTTTATTAAACTGTTTAGGGTTCTGTAAAAATCTTGCTTGGAAATCATCACCAAACACCGCACGTAAAGTTCCTTCGTTATCGGTAACAAACTTTCTATAATCTCTAGCTAATTGTAGCGGTGTTTTATCTGGGTTAGATAATACTTCTCTTTGTATATATTCAGCTAAACCGTTTTGTATTTGTCTTACTTCGTCAGAACCGTCTCTTTTTAGTAACGTCATTAAATCAGTAACAACGGTGTTTTGTTTACTGCCTTTAGCCACAGTATTAAATAAATAATCTGCAACTTTTTCAGGTCTTTGTTCTAATATAGAACGTACTGCTTGTGAATTAGCTAACTGTATAGCTTCTTTTTGTTCTGACCAAGCTAGTCTTAAATCATCACCGTATTTATTTTGCGTCATCCAGTTTTCTAATTCTACTTTTCTTGTAATAGGTATACCTGATTCAGCAGAAGCACCTTCTCGTAACAATTGATTCATTTGTTCTTCTAATCCACGTTCTAATTGTCTTGCTTGTTTTGCTGCTTTTAGGTTATTAGTTGTACTAGCGAATTCATTTAACGATACTCTAGCGTCATTAAGTTCTCTTAACGTAAAATTAGGTGATTCAAATTTACCTTTTTGATTTCTACCAGCTAATCTATTTAAAGTGTTTTGAGTTCCTGCAGGTAATTGTTCGTATAACAACTTAACAGATTCACTTGCATCAGCTGATTTAAACAGCTTATTAGCGTCACCTTTTCTTAAATTCATCCATTCATTAATAGGTTTTCTTGTAAATCCTGCACCTGTGGTTAAATTAACATAACGAGGATTTTCTAAAGCAGCATTCCAAGCTTGGTTATATGGGGCTATGTAGTCTTTTTTAATTTCTAATAGTCTAGTTTGTTGTCTTTCAAACAAAGGTCCAGTAGAAGCATTAGGGTCGTCAACTTGTTTCAATAACGACTGACCTGCAACAGCAGCATCATCAGCACCACCCACTTGCAGCCTAACTTGGTCAATCATATCGTAGGCTTGGTCGTTAAAAGCATCTATATCTTTTTGAGCTAGTTCTCGTACACCAGCACTAACCGTTGCCCCTGTTGCACCGCCTGTAGTTGAAGGTCCAACTTTTTCGTTTAGTGTTTGTATAAAACGGTCAATAACTTCTTGGTTGCCTATTTTTACTTGTTGATACAACTCTCTTAAATCAGGGTCGTCTGCGTATTTTAAGAATAATGTTTCTAAATCAGCAGCACCTTGTGTACCAGCAGCTGAAGCTATTGTAGGGTTATAGTTTTTTAGTTCTACATCAAAACGTTTAGCTAAATCATTTATTTGGTCATTAATTACTTTTACTGACGTTGCATCACCGTAAAGTATTCCAGAAGCTAATGCTCCGTCTCCTCGTTCTTGTGCTCTAGCTTCTTGCATAGCATCATCTATCTTTTCATAAAAACTAGGAGGCACGTCTTACCTGTAATCATTTTCCAAATTTTAGGTATCGTTTGTGCGGCTCCACTGATAACAGCAGTACCACCAAACGCCCATGCACCAATCATTCCTGATTCTTTTAATATATCATCGAAATCTCTATCGTGAGCTCCCATGGCAGAACCAGCAGTTAAACGTAAAAAGTCTCCACCTGCTGCACCTGCTGCCGATAAACCAGATAAACCTAAAACTTTACCAACTTTGCCGCTTACTTTATCACTTAAACCAAAAGGACTAGTAAACTTTTTAGAACCATATACTGTTAAAGCTATATCACCTGCTATTGCAGGAAATTCTTGTATTAAAAAGTTATAGGTATCTTCTGCAGTAACGTATGGCGTATTTAATAATTGAAAATCATCAGAACCTTCAGGTTTAAAAGCTAAACCTAACGAAGGGTCGCTAGGGTTTATGTATCTATAATCACCAACTAAACCATACTGGTCGCCTAGTTTTTTAAAATCTTCTACTGTTGTTTTTCTAGGTGCAAAAGCTAACTTACTTCTAAAACCAACACCGTCTTTAAATGTTTGAAACTGTAATTCATTCGCAGGGTCAAAACCAAGAGCCGCTATCTTTTTTGCTTTTTCTATTCCTAATGGAGCAATAGGCTCTAACGGTTCATAAGTATCAGGAAAATTACCACGAACTTTTATCATGTTTCTTCTTTCTTGACCTTCGGGACTATTAAACTCATCTAGTTGTTTCATATACTCAGGATGACGTTCGTACATATCATATTCGATAGGTGCTCTATTATAAGGAGCAACTCTGTTTTGCCAATCAATAGCGTTTTCTATCTTGCTCATGTCTTCTGATGAATAGATACTTGTAGCTTTCGATTTAAGTTCAGGACTATATAGAATAGCTGCTAAGTCTAGTTCTTTAGGAGATAACAACTGACCGTAGGTAATGTTGGGATTATCTTTTAAAGGTTGTTTTGATAAATCAAGAGCATATGTTTCTTGCATCTTTTTAAATTCATCAAATTGTTGTTGCGTAATAGCCATTAATATAAGTTTTCTATGTCTTTTAATGTTTTATCTAAATCTACGGATGGATTTACAGGCGACGTTAAATTAGCTGAGCCTTTTGTTTTTCTATCGTAAAACATTGTGTCGTGTTTTTGCCACTGGTCTACTGCTCCTACACCTTTATATCTTTCGTAAAAAGGTTTGTAAGTATAAGCACTGTGGTTTAACCATTGAGGCGTATCTGCTCCTGATGCGTCTTTTCCTATCAACGGATTATAATACATAGTAACAATAGACTGAAATGTTTCGTCATTCATATTGTAACGTTGTAACCCGTTTCTAGGAATAGCTACTTGTGTTTGGTCATCTGCTCCACCAACCAAAGTATCAACAAAACGTATTAAGTTGTCTTTCAATACTTTAGGGTCTTGTGTTGAACCAAAACCAACTATATTCAAATGATGTGCTAAGTCTTTATCAGAAAGCGTTCTACCTGTTTGACCGTTTGCTGCCGCTGCCATATAAGCTAATTGTAAAAAATTTGCTCTAGTTGCTACGTTAGCGTAAGCAGCTTGACCCATAACTTGTCTAAGGTTTGTTCCTGTTGCGTTTTCAAAATTAGCCGTAGCTCGTTCTATTTGTTCTTCGTCTCCTGATTTAAGAGCTATATATAATTCTCTAGCGTTATCTCCTCTACCTATAAACATACTACCACCTGCGTCATCAGCACTGAAATATGTTAGAGGGTCACGATTACCGTTTAATGAAGCTATTTGGTCAAAGTTTGCTATAGCACTATTACCCATATTCAGTATAGAAGAAACAACAGTTGTCGGTGCTTTACTAGGGTCTTTAATAGCTTCGTCTAACATCTCTATTGTGTTATTAGCAACGTTTAATGTTCCCATAACCGCACTGTCTTTAGCAGTTATTTCTGTATTAGTTTTTACAAGTTCGGTATACTGAGGGTCTTTGTAAATATCAATACCTGTTGAACCACTAGTAGCTAATTTAGCAGGGTCTATCCAGTTTTCACCAGCAACAATAAATCCATACTCATTAGCTTCTTTATTTTTAGGGTCTTTTATATAGGTTTGTCCTGTTTCTTTATCAAAATATCCTGGACGTATATCAACTACACCTGTTTTAGCTTTATTAGTATCTTGTAAATTTAAAAATTGAAAAGCGTCAGGGTCTATTTGTTTTTGTATGAAACTTGCTCTTTGTCCTTCTTTAGATACTCTAGCGGCTTCTTTACCTTTTCTAATTTGAAAATACGTATTAGCAAAATCTTTTGCTCCTCTACCTGTTTGGCTACCGACAGCTAAATTAACTAGTTCATTAAGACCAAAACCGTCTCTTTGTTCGGGTGCTCCAAACAATGTGTAGGCATCAGCCCTTGCTTCTTCTAACTTAGTGGGCTCTGTTGCATCAACAGCGATACTTTTAAGATAATCGTCTCTTGATTGAGGTTTAGGCGTGTCTTTAAATAAACTCATAACACCTTCAGTCACTAAAGGAAGAAAAGGAGCTATTTTTTCTATAGTTTCTGGTTCAGGTGTACGTCTAACAGGTCCACGAGCCGTTGGAAATCTCATTTGAGTCGGAGCTAGTTTAACAGGTGTAATTCCCCCTGCGTCTTTAGGTCCACCGAAAGTTGGAAAAGGCATAAAGCCTCCTATACCTCTATTACCGTTTGCCATTAAAACTGCATCCCCATGTTTTGAATTGAGAAGTTAGGGAATCCTTTAACTGGTCCCTGCGTTTGATTTTGACCAGGAGCAGGATTAAGACCTGCTATACCTTGATTCATCAACCCTGTTCCCATAGTTCCTGTGGGTGAATAATTACCGTAAGGAGCTTGTGCACCACCCGCATAGCCATAACCACCTGCCATAGGTCCAAGAGAAGCTGTAAGTGCTCCAACGTTTTGTAACGTTTGCATAGGTAAGTTGTACTGACCTGTAAAGTTTTGGTAGTTTAAATCCATTAAAGACTGTTGTCTTCCTCTACCTAGTCCACCCATACCCATCATTGATGAAATATCTTGTTGTTGTAGTTGTGGTAATAAACTAGCCATACCACCGTATTGACTACCAAAACCACTTAATGCACCTGCTGTTTGTTGACCTAGTCCTGCTAAGCCCTGACCACCTTGTAGCCCCATACCGAACTGTTGTTGTCCTAAAGCACCTAATTGTGAGCCTTGTTGTAACTGATTAGCAAATCTTTGTTGGTCTATATTAGATAACTGTTGTCCTTGTTGCATTTGATTAGCAAATCTTTGTTGGTCTAAAGTATTTAATTGTTGTCCTCTAGACATCATATTGTCTATAGCTGCTTGTTCAGAAGCGTTTAGTGCTTGACCTGTTGCTAATTTAGCCTGTGCTTGTTGTGCTTCTAAACTTCCTAGTTGTTGTGCTCTAGCTAGTTGGTTTTGAGCTTCGGTTGTAGAAAGGTCGCCGAACTGTCTACCTCTGGCTAAAGCACTTTGTGCTTCTTGACCTGCTAATCCTGCTTCTTGACCTGCTAAATTACCTAACTGCGAAGCTCTACCTAATGCGGTTTGTGCTTCTTGACCTGCGAAACCACCTAGCTGTCCTGCTATATTAGATTGTAATCCTGCAAGACCTGCTTGTCTTTGTTGTTGTGCTTCAAAAGCTTGTTGTGCTCTATTAGCCGCGTCAGAATAACCGCCACTACGGATAGCTCCTACTTGTTCTGCTGCTCCTCTTGCAACATTTTCTGCTAGTTCACCACGTCTTAATCTTGACCTAGCTCCGCCGAAAGCTCCTCCACTAACAGCTTCGTCTCTTAAACCCATATCGCTTTTAGCTAAACCTTCTCTAACGTCTTTTAATGTTTGTTGTACTACGTCTTCTTCGAACGGATTATAAAAACTTCCTATTCCTCTGGGGTCAAAACTACCTGTGGAACCATAACCTGTTTGTTCTGCTCTACCTAATGTTCCTGTAGCTCCTCTAAAATCTGGTCTTGCTCCTAAAGTTTCTGCTCTAGCACCTGCAAAACCAGCTCTAGCACCACCGAACTGTGGTCTAGCTGCTGCTGTTTCCATTCTAGCTAAATCTAAATTAGGTGCTCCTGCTCTTGTTAATGCTTGTGCTTCACTGAACGAAGGTACTCCGCTTTGTAAGTAATCTCTACCTGATTGACCGAACCTTGCTCCTTCTATAAGACCTCTACCTGATTGTCTTTGTTGTGCTCCTGCTAATAAATCTCTACCTGCTGTATCGAATCTTGCTCCTCTAGTAAGGTCAGCACCTAAACCTGCTAATCCTCTACCCGCACCTAGTCCTGCGGTTATTTCGTCTTGACCTCTAGCTAATGCTCCTCTAGATATTCCTGCCGCTTCGTCTAGTAAATCGGCTTGTGCACCTAAATACGGTCTATAGCTGCCGATAGCTGAATCAGCAAGTTCCATACCATAAAGTTCTCTAGGGTCAAAATCAGCAACCCTTTGTCCTGTGTAAGTAAATGGACTTGAATCAGCCTGACCTAAGTTTTGAAACTGTTGCCTTAAAAATTGTTGTGCAAAAGGAAATATATCCTGTTGTAAAAACTGCCCTATATACGGGGCGGGGGCTTGACTGGAATATTCTTGTTCTTCTCTAGACGCCATATCTCTTATTTCCCATTTTATTAAATTTATCTAAAACAGCAACTCCTTTAGCATGACTGCCACCACCTGCTGCATCTACTGCTGCCTTAGACAACATGTACTCTCCGTTACTCGCCATTACTGGAATTAAATCGTCCTTAGGACCACCTGGACCTCTCATAGGACCTCCCTGAGGCATAAACATTGGTCTTTGTAATACTTTACCTTCGTTAGCAAATGTTACACTAGAGCCACCAATAGGTGAAATTTTATCTAATTGACTTCTTCTTCTATTAGAGTTTCCAGGAAGTGTTTCAGTTTTTACTAAACTACCTTTACGTTTTTTATCATTTAAACCAAATAACTCACCAAACAAAGCCGAGCCTATACTTCCTAAACCACTGTATATTGCTTCAGACACCATAGGATTTTGGTTATCTATAAAAGATTCTACTTTTTGTAAATTTGTTAAAGGATTTTCAGGCATAGGAACATCAGGCATTTCAAAATTTATGTCTGCCATCATTTGTTCTTCTAATAAATCTTCTGGTTTTGGTTCTGCTATTTCAGAAAAATCTACATCAACAACACCCGATAAACTTTCTGGTTTATCTTCGGGAATAAGACCTTGTTCTTTTAATAAAGCCATTAATCCTAAATTACCGCCGTTAGCTCTGTTTAAATAACCACCAACAGCCATACCTGCAATACCGTATTGGTCTAAATCAGCTACATCTACTCCTGCTTCTTTTAACTGTGCTAGTATCATTTCTTTTTGTCCATCTTCTGGAGAAGTTAAATCTTCAAATTTAAAATCACCAAACTCTTGAACTTCACTACCCATTATAGGATTGATTTCTATATCGGCTCCTGGAGTTAACGAAGGAGAAGTTCCACTACCAATTTGTGCAGGCATATCAGGGTCGCCAGCAATTTTTCTAGTGATTAAATTTGTTCCTACCCCAACCGCTATGGCTGTTGCTATACTTGCTAACGCCATTAAATTTTCTCCATTATTTTATCTATTTGTTCTATATCAAAACCTTTTAAGTTTAGTTTAGAAAAATCATCAACTGTTATTTCATTTACAACGTCATCTATACTTAAACAATCTGTTCTATGTACTGTTATAAAAGTACATTCTTCATGGATATATAAAACTCTTTTTGTTCCTGCTTCAGTTATTCCATGAAAAGGTGCTTCTATACGTTCTACTCCGTTATTGCTATAAATAGATGCTTCTCCTTTCATAATAAAGAAAGGATGGTTTTTGGCATGTATTTTAGTTGTAACTAATAACCCTTTAGGCATAACAATTTTTCTTATGTATTGACCGTCTGCAAAGTTATGTGTAACAGCTCCTTCGGTCTGACCTGTTATTTGGCTGTTTAAATCTTGATTATTGTTTTCTTCGCAGTGCTTAGTAATAGCTGCTTCAAACTCTTTTATTTTATTTTGAAACTTTATTTTATTTTCTTTATAATCAAAAAATTCACAAGCTTCTTGATAAGTTAGTTCTGGATTTTTAATAAGAGACAAAGCCATTAGAAACGGCTCCTCGATTTTGTCTTTTTTCCTTTAGACGAGTATATAACAAAACCCGAACGGCTCTGTGCTTTTTTCTTATAAGTCTTTTTATCTACTCCAACCATTGTTTCTCCAGCGTGTCTACACGTATTTGCGAGTTAAAGCTCACCCCGTAAGCTGCAGCACAATGGCTGATATATTGATTATATATCAAAAAGTGTATATTTTTAAAGGTTTTTCTTTACCTTTTACTTTTATCGGTTTTAATTTTTTTAATCTATACCCACAATATAACTCTGTTTCTTCTCCTATAAGTATATTCACACCTGCTTCTTTAGTTGCAGATTCTAGTCTAGCAGCGGTATTTACAGCGTCTCCTATAGCTGAATAATCAAACCGTGTATCGCTTCCCATATTACCAATAACAGCTTCGCCTGTATTTACACCGACACCGATTTCAACACCAATATCAGCTTTTATTATATTTTCTTGTATTTCTTTAGCACATTCTACAGCTATCCGTTCGTGGTGTAGTAAATCCATAGGTGCATTAAAGATAGCCATCATTGCATCACCTATATATTTATCAACCATACCGCCGTGTTTTTGTACTGCGTTTGATTGTATAGTTAATGCTTTATTCATTATTACTGTTACTTCTTCAGGTGATAACGTTTCTGATAAAGCTGTAAATCCTCTAACATCTGTAAATAAAAACGTACAGCGTCTTTTTTCGCCCCCTAGTTTTAATAAGCTAGGGTCTTTTTGTAAACGTTTAACTTGTCGTGGGTCAAGATAATGTTCAAATTGTTTTTTGATTTGTTGTCTTAGTTTATATTGTTCTCTAAATCTTAAATAGAAAGCTATAGCTCCTGCGATAAACTGTGAAACTAAAGACCACGTAACATCTATTAAAACACCCATAGATATCGTGTAATAACCGTAGAAGCCCGTTAAAGCCATCGTAAGTAAAGCTAAGCTTACGCCCCATGTTATACCTAAATAGCTTATAAAAGCCCATACGAGCCCCACAGAAGCTATAAAAATAAGAAGTTCTAATGCTAAAGCGTAATCAGGTATATAAGGACTATCCTGGATTAAAAGAGACTCTGCAAGAGCAGCTTGTATTTTATGCGGTTCTAGTAATCCAACAGGCGTAGCAACCTGAGGCATTACACCGTTAGCTGTAACACCTACAAAAACAAACTTACCATTTACTTCCATTTCTTGTAAATTAGTTTGTGGTGTATCTACCCAACTAATCCATTTACGACCAAGACTATCTGTTTTAACTGGAGGTATTCCTCGTATAGCTATTTCTTGAATACCGTTTTGATTAGTTGAAATAATATACGTTTTAACATCGAATAATGCTTTGTATATTTGTGTACCAAAAGAAGCTACCCAACCTTCAGGCGTTCTTAATAACAAAGGGACTCGTCTAACTAATTGGTCTACTTCGGTGGGAGCACTGGCGATTCCTTGTAGTATATTTTCGTAGGTGTAGAAATTTTCCTTGACTCCCTGTGTAAGTATACCACCAATATCTTCTCCTTTTATAACAGTGCCTGTAGTTTTAGGGTATTTATTATTAGGTGTTTCAAACATAGCGATAACACTAGGAGCATAGCC